CTAGAAGCGCTGGGCTACGGGTACTGTGCTATCCAGCAATTGACTGACCAAGACATCTGGACGTACGAGGATAAACTACCAAAGAAATTCCGAACAAAACAAAATGTATCTCTCGATGGAGCCACAACCGACGAGAACTCCCCAGCTTATTAAACGTGGTATAATTATATGAAACAGGCGGGGGTTTGTTTAAACAATATATGGCCAATAAAATCCCTCTAGCTTACGCTGACGTCGAATTACAATTAGCTGCCGCTATCTCTATCGGCGACACATCAATCACATTGTCATCAGCAAATGACGACGATGGTAACGCCCTGCCAGCTGGTAAGTACTGCTTTACTGTTGATAACGGGTCAAGCAACAAAGAGTATCTCCTGGGACAGCTTAATGGTACAAATCTTACATCAGTTGTATCTGTATCTCGCCAAGGTGTTGAGTCAAGTGGTGCTGCCCGAGCACACCGTGTAGGTGCTCCAGCGATCCTCTCAGACTTTGCCGCTATTCAACGAGTAGTGGACATCCTACGTGGACAGGAAACAGTAGATGGAGCCAATCCAATTTCATACGATGCAGAGCCAACTCTAACAGACCGAAAGGAGCTAGCAACAGTAGCATACGTTTTAGATAACATTACAGGAGGTACAGTAGCTTTTGATAGTCAAATTGTCACCGGAGTAAACGCAGGAGAGACAGTGGCAGCAGGTGAATTAGTATATTTCAAGACTTCAGACCAAGAATGGTACCTAGCAGACGCAAGTGTCGCAGCGGAAGTAAACGGCGTGCATATGGGTATAGCATTAGGTGCAGGTACAGATGGAGCAGCTATTACAGGAGGTGTACAAATCTCAGGGTCGTACACAACTACTGGTCTAACAGCTGGAGCGACTTACTACGCAACAGATACAGCAGGAACAATTGGGACAACAGCTGGAACAACTAACCGAGTAATTGGTGTAGCGCTTAGTACAACAGAGTTGTTGATAGTACCAGTAACTCCAGAATCACTAACGACTGATGAAAAAGCTGCATTAGCTGGTGGTGGTGCCTTTGGTACACCAGATGCAGACAATAAGCTTATTACAGAGGCCTATGTAGGCTCGCGTTTTTCTGATGTTGTTACTTTTGCAGCTAGTGGTACATGGACAAAAGACACTGGTCTAAAACGTATTCGTGTTCAGGCTTGGGGGGGTGGAGGATCAGGTGGAGCAAGGGATACAGACCATGGTGGCGGTGGTGGTGGTGGTGGATATTCTGACCACTGGTTTGAAGCTTCCGAATTGGGAGCAACTGAAACTGTCACAATCGGGGCAGGAGGAGCGGGAGCTTCAGGGGGATTCAATGTCGGAGGAAACACAACCTTTGGAACCCTACTAACTGCATGGGGAGGAGGAGGAGGATTAGGTCGTTCTTCGTCATCCGAATCAAATGGAGGAGGTGGTGGGGGTGCAGATAGGGCTGGCAATAATGCCAACACAAGCACAGGAGGAACGTCTGGAATTTTTGCAAGTGATGGTGGAAACGCTGAAAACGCTGAAGACGCTTTTTATGGTGCAGGAGGGGGGTCTTATAGCTTCGATGGAGGCGCTTCGATTTATGGAGGAGGAGGAGGAGGTGCTTCTGATGGAGGTGTTGGCGGAACTTCTGTACATGGAGGGGCAGGTGGAGATGAAGACGAGGATGGTTCTGTTCCAGGAGGTGGCGGTGGAGGTAGCTCCACAGCAACAGCTGGGAATGGAGGTAACGGTCAGGTAATAGTAACTGAATACTACTCATAATATGGATCCCTTCAACCTAACAGACGCAGAGCGAAACGCACCAGCAGGAATGTCAACAATTGACGGCGGTGTTGCTACTGGGCGAAACCCAATCTTAGACAACGTACCAGCACCTGTTGCAGCCCCAGCACCCGCACCAGCACCAGCCCCAGCCCCAGCACAATCAGTAGTAACTGGTGAGCCTGTTGCTGAACCAGCGCCAACTAATATGGAGACGCTGCAAGGCATCAAGACAGAAGCTCTACGTATCCAAGATATCTTAAATCAGCGTGAAGAAGGCTCAGGCTTTGCCGCACCTGGTGTGGAGCAAGGGACAACAACAGATCCATTTGATGTAGAAGCAGAACAGCGCCGATCGCAACGTGCACAGCTTAAATTGCACCAAGCCGAGATTGATGCAACTAACCAAGTATACGACCAACTTTTAAATGAAGCGCGAGTCCAAGGTCAAGGCCGGATTGGTTCAACACGAGCTATCGGTGCTAGAGGAGGTATTCTAGGAAGTGACTTTGCAGGAGCACAGAAGCAAGCACAGATTGGAGCTAACACGCAAGAACAGCGTGGTATTCAGGCTGAACGACAAGCAAAGATTGGTAACATTATGGGCGAGGTGCGTTCATCAGCATTAGCTGACGTAGAGCAACGACGGCTCGCATACAGCACTAACGCTGAGGCTGTATTAGCAGACATCAAGGGACAGAAGGAACGACGACAGAACAACATCAACGCCTTTGCAGAATCGCTACTAGCACAAGGTATCGACATCGAGGACCTATCACCAGAGGAACTTAACGCCTTTGCAACTGAGTCAGGTATCGCTGAAGACGAACTACGGAATGGATATGCTGTTTATAAGTCACAGGCAGACGCACAAGGTGCAGCAGCTGGACTAGAGACACGCAAGACAGAAGCAGAGATTAGGAAGATTGACGCTGATATTGCTTCAGGTGAACTCGTTACATTAGGCGAAGGTACAATGTTGTACAATCCAAGTACAGGTGAGACATTCAAGAACCCAAAGACATATAAGCCAGGTTCTGCTAGTGGACTTAGTCTCGGTGGAGGTACCCTAACGCAAGAAGCTGTTGCCGACGTACACCAAGTTCTTAATGAAACGCGAGGCGCTGATGGCTACGCTGACACAGGAGCGTACATGGATGAATTTAATAGCTTTGTTGCACTAGGAGGCGACCCTAAGGACTTCTTAAAAGAATACGACCCAAACATTTACATTAACCCAGCAGATGAGACGCGCTCTTTTTTGCAGGCTGAGATGAAGAAAACTCCAGCTGAAGCAGCCATGACAGACGCCGAAGAAACTGCCGCTAGTATCCAAAACCTAATCAATTTGCGATCAACTACAAACTAACTATGGAACCAAATCAACGAAAACGATTCAGCTTTACAGATGCCGCTGCCCAACAACCTGAGCGGCAGCGGTTTTCTTTTAGCCAAAAGACAAAAGCTGAAGAAGCTATCCCAAGCTATTCATCCTTATTTCCCACGAAACAACGTTTAGTAGATTTAGCTATGGCACCACGAGTTGCCGCAGCTCCTAAATCTCAAACCAAAAACGAATTTAATTCTATTTTAGAGGCAGGTAAAAGCCAGACCATTTCACAAGGAGCACCTTCTCTTTCAGACAGAGCTAGAAGAAATCTACCTAAAGGTCTAACTGAGCCTTTTATCGGTACAGGGCTTCAAGCAAACACACCAGGAGGAAATAGTGATACAGGTTTTATTGGCTGGAACTTTGAAGAACTAACAAAGTCAGATTCAGAAAGATTTGATGAATTCTCTTCACTACTCCAACAGAAAACTGGAGCAAGTGAAGAGCGCGCAAGAGATTTAGCTGGACGGTTAGTTACAAAAGAGCAAATTGATGACTTAACTGATTCTGAAAGAAAAGCTATTTCAACCCAAAAGACATTAAATTTTGCTTTTGGCGCTTTAGAATCTTTAGATTTTCTACCTCTAGTAGGTGTGACTATTTCAAAGGGAGCTAAACTAGGTAAGTCTTCTATCTTAAATAGAATCTTAAAAGATACAAACCCTATCTCCATTGCTCGTGAGTTAAAGTTGGCAAACCCCGTATTTAATTTAGGTGATGTCACAACACTCTCTAATGACTTATCAAAAACAAGTAACGCCAAAGATGCCCAGTCTTTAATTGATAATTTTGTTCAGACTACGCAAAAAGCTGCTGCACCTCAAGCACCAAAGCGCTTCTCATTTAGTAAAGCCGCACAACCAGACCTAGCCGCTACGCGCGACGTTATTATTCGACGGCTAGAAGCTGAGGTCCCACTTAACAACAAGACAACAGGTGTTGGGGCCGCATCAAGACAGGCTTCTATTTTAAACAGTGACGACGTTGCAGATGCGGTTAGCACAGCTTTAGAAACACTAAAGAAAACTCCAGACCCTACTCTAAATCAACTTAACGAGGCTGTTCAAGCGTTGCGTGTATCAGGACGGCAAGCAGACGATGTGTTGGCAGACCTTGCTAAGGTTGAGACACCACCAGTTGTAACTCAAAGGGCTGGAGCATCTGACATCAAAAAGCCAGGACGATTTTCATTCGCCGCAGAAGCTCTTAAAAACCCAGCCCTTAGAAAAGGAGGCTTTGCAGGAAGAGTCCCAGAAGGCTTCCCAGGGCAACGAGCAGCAGTACGTGAATCTGTATCATCTGTTGATGATAGCATACCGGTGAAGGAGTTGACTGAAACAGGAGCTGTTACAGACAGTAGAGTGGTGTCTTTTGAAGTTGGTAGAAACGGGGGTACTAAAGTTGTAGTATACAACTCAGATAAATCTAAAGTAGCTGGTGACATTTTAGATTTAGATAAGGCTACGAAAAAATTTGGTACAACAAATCGCCAGGAATTAGCAGACAGAATGGTAAATGGAAGATTTAATAACAAAACAGAAAAATGGGAAACAATAAAAGAGGTTGCTCCACGAACCACAAAAGCAGCTAAAGCCCCAGCTGTATCAGACATTGTAGAGCAAAAAGCCTGGGACAAAGCACCAGCAGCCAAGGCCAAGGAGTCTGTTGCAGAAGCTGGGGCAAAATATTCCAACACTGTGACTGAATCAGGGGGTATTAGTGTAGCTGCTACAAAGGTCGAGGGTGTACCACCAATCAAAAACACTACAACTAAAGCACGTAACTTTGCTGCTAAAGAGCAGATGCCTATTGAGCTACCTGATGAAACGTACCTACAGATTTTCCAACGGCAGTTTCAAGATAGTGCAGCGCGCCTAGGATTCTTACAGAAGAAGTTGACTGAAAGTGGAGTGGAAATCACTGATGACATCAACGCTTACATGCAACGGGAAGCATATGTTGGTCGAGCAGCAGCGGCTGTCGAGAAGATGCAAAGAAAACTAGGTATGCAGGCTGGTAACACTTCAGGTATTTTCCCGCGTATGCGTAAAGAGGGAGTTACTGTTGATGATCTTGGAGAGTACATGAGTGCTAAAAACGCTTCAGCTCGTAACTCGCGTGTGTCCACTCAAACAGACGGGAAAATCCCAGACGGGGGTTCAGGTATAACAAACAAACAGGGTCAAGAAATCCTTGATAAATGGAAAGCAAATCCAAAGATTGAGAAGTTTGCTCAAGAATTTAGAGACACAGTTATCACACCTAGGTTACAGCTCCTAAAGGAAGCAGGTATCTTAACACAGAAGCAAATTGATGACATCACACGGTACGAACCATTCTATGTGCCTGCAAAAATCGACCCACCTAAAGGTAAATTTGATATAGGTAAAGGCTTTTCGGTTTCTAGTCGAGGAGTAAAAGGTATTAAAGGGTCAACAAGAACTGATCGTGTAAACTCTGTGATGCAGGCGGTAAATGATTACGAAAACGCTATCCGTCTAGCTGAGAAGAATAAATCGCTGACGGCCCTTGCTGGACTGATTAGAAAAGTTCCAGACGACGCTTTTTGGAAAGTACGCGGAGTAAAGCATGTGCCTCAGTACGACAAGACTGGTGAGTTGGAGTTCTTGGCACCAGCGAGCTCAAGAGACGACAATGTAATTACTTTCTTTGAGGAAGGTAAGATAAAAGAAATTGTATTTGCAGATGAACAGCTTGCAAGAGTCTTTACTGAACAAGGAATGACTAAACCTATTCCCGGACTACAAAAAATAAACAACTATCTACGGTCTGTAAACACAGTCATCAACCCTGAGTTTATGATTTCTAACGCTATTCGCGACTTGCAAACAGCGGTGGTTCTAGCGGGTGGAGAAAAGGGTGCGTTAGTAGCAGCTAAGATGGTAAGGGATTATCCCAAAGCATCTAAAGGTATTTGGAAAGCAGTTAGAAAAGAAAGTAACGAAGGGTGGTCGAAGACATACAACGAAATGGTTGAAGCTGGAGGTCGTACTGGCTGGTTTGACATGCTAACTGTGCCAGAGCAAACCGCAGAAGTATCAAAACGAATTAACCGCTACAATAGCGCAAAGACATCAGACTCTTTGATGAGAGCTGTAGACAGTACAGGTAAACTAATCTCAGACATGAACGAGGTAGCTGAAATGTCAGTTCGTGTTTCCGCTTACAAACAACTTGTTGATAGTGGGATGTCTACCACAAAAGCAGCCAACTACGCAAAAAACATGACCGTAAACTTTAACAAACGAGGTAACCTCGGTTTGATGTTGAACTCACTGTACTTGTTTGCCAACGCTGGTATTCAGGGTAGTGCGAGAGTCTTAATGGCACAGAAAAATCCGAAGGTACGACGTATTACCTACGGTATTGTTGCATCAGCATACGGAATGAATGAGCTGAACAACAAAATCAATCCAGAGGGATACGACAGAATTCAAGATTTTGAAAAAGAAAGAAAGATGATTATTATGCTTCCTTTAGATGGGAATAAATACGACTTACCTGGTATTTCTGGTGACCCCAGGGAAGGTTACTACGTAAAAATTCCTTTACCGTATGGATTTAACGTATTTAAAGTAGCTGGAGATGCAGCATACGACCTTAAAAGCGGACGTAAGACAATAACTGAAGCAATGAAACAGCTGCTATTAGCAACTGACGCAGCGTTTAACCCGTTGTCTTCTGGTACACCGCTGCAATATATTTCACCTACTGTCGCTGATCCGTTTGTACAAAGTTTTGAAAACAGGAACTGGTTTGGAGCACCCGTAATGCCTGAGCAACCAGCATTTGCCCCACCAGAACGAGATAGTAACCGGTACTTTAGTGGTGCCCGGGACATATCTGTCGGTACCGCCCAGTTCCTTAACCGGCTGACTGGAGGAAACGAAGTGACCGCTGGAGCTGTAGATATATCGCCAGAAACAATTGATCTGATGATTGACACTCTTGGTGGTGGTTTGGGTAATTTCCTAGCACAAACAGTTGATGGCGCACTAGGCACAGTACAAGGAGACATCCCTACTCCTGACGAGATGCCTTTTGTCCGAAAACTAATTGACACGCCATTTGAAACAGGTGAACAATCACAAGTGTTTGAGACTTTAGATAGATCAGCAACAAAAAGAATGAGTCAGATAGAAATTAACCGGTTTGTAGACAGCACAATACAGGCATTTGAAATGGGGCAGATAGACGAAGACACCGTAGACAGAGTAACTACTCAGTTTATAGACAACGCTGTAAATCAGGAAGCTGGAGAAGTGATGTCTTTAATTGACGAAGGAAAGATGGAACAAGCTATGGAGGTGCTTAAAAATGCTCCACCGGGTATATCAAAGCAACTTAACAGTCTTATTGACGATGAGATTGAAAAAGAAATAAAGAAAGCAGAGAAGGAACTAAAATAACAACAGCCCAGTAAGGAGATATAGCTGCGACGCAAGTGAACAAAACAATAGCAACAGACCACCAAAAACTATTAGTAGCCATTAGAGCTCCCACAAACATTAAAAAGAGGAGTAGTATCATTCCGATCATTACCCACACCATACCCCTCGTGGTATAATTAGTCAACATATGAACCCTGAACAACAAGAACCAATCGGATCAGATCCAGCAACAGAAGCTATCATTAAAAATGGTATCGACAGTAACGAAAAGCTCAACGAGGTTGCGGGTAACACTGCTGCGGCAGCGATGAAAACTGACGAAATAACTAAAAATCAGGAGGCTCAAATTGTGCAAAGCCAAGAAAACACCGACAGTTTAAAGGAGCCTTTAGACCAAATCGCAAAAAACACTGAACCTAAAGATGTGCAGAAAGTAGAAATTACTGGACGACAGGAGGATGACTCTGACGATAATTTTAATGAAAACGAAGCAGGCAAAGCCTTGTGGGGTATGTTGCGTGGACCTAAGGGGGTTAAAGGAGATTCCATAAAGGGTGATAAGGGTGACACCGGAGCTGATTCAAAAGTTGTAGGTCCTAAGGGAGCTAAGGGTGATTCTGTAAAGGGTGATAAAGGAGACAAGGGTGATTCTGTAAAGGGTGATAAGGGTGATACTGGGGCTGCCTCTGAGGTGGCAGGACCCAAAGGAGATGTTGGACCTAAGGGAGAGGCAGGAAAAAACGCTGACACAAAATCACTTGTTAAAGAAACGGAAACTATTGTCCGTGAAAAGATTGGTGAGGAGGTAAGTAAGCGGCTAGATATAAATATGCAGTCTATGGAGCGCCGCATCTCGGCTTCTAAAAGCTACTCCACTGGCGATCTGACTGACACTAAAGAAGCAACTCCAGGTCAAGCAATGATTAAGCAGGCAGATGGTACTTGGTATCCAGGTACAGCCGGAGGCGGTGCAGTAGAAGGTGTGGACATCCTTTCAACCGGTGTGCCGGTGGGCAGGGTACTACAAGCAGACGGAGATGGCACCTCTTCTTTTGTCGCTCTAACAGGAGGTGGTAATGCCCAAACAGCCGACCCACTGTCACAGTTTGCCGCTACTACCCTCGCCCAACTCAACAGTGTTATCTCTGACGCTACACTTGGAGACGCTGGTGACTTCGCAACCGCAGCACAAGGCTCTAAGGCAGACTCAGCACAACAGCCACCATCAGAGGGTGCATTTGTAGACGGTGATAAAACAAAGCTAGACACCTACAGCGAAGCCAATCAGACAGCTAACAACGCTAAGGTTACTTACCCAAGTGCAGACGCTACCAAAGTTGGTCACATTACAGTCACTCAGGCTGTCAACTTGGACACGATGGAGAGTGATATTGCTAACAAAGCTAACACTGCTGACCTAGCAACCGTAGCAACTACAGGAGACTACGATGACCTATCAAACAAGCCAGACCTCTCAGCCTTTGATAATATCAGCGAACACGCCAACGTCGGAGCCTTCCCGGCCACTGGTGCAGCGGATAAGTTCTACCTCGCTCAAGACACAGGCATCCTCTACCGATGGACAGGTAGTGCATACTCCATCATCTCAGCTCAACTAGCTCTAGGGGAAACATCTTCTACCGCGTATCGTGGTGATAGGGGAGCGACAGCCTTTTCACACGTATCAGCTACTGACAATCCTCACAGTGTTTCTAAGGCACAGGTGGGACTGGGAAGCGTACCCAACACTGACTTCACTAGTACGGTTGATGCCAACACCGCTAAAGTCTCCTATACAGACGCAGCAAAAGTAGCCGGTATCGAAGCTGGAGCACAGGTGACAAACACAGCACGAGTACGTACAGCAGGAGCAGTAATGGACGATGAAATAACTAACCTTGCACAAGTAAAAGCCTTTGACTCTACAGACTACGCAGCAGCACTGGGCACAGATGACAACTATGTTACAGACGCAGAAAAGACAGTCATTGGAAATACCAGTGGCACTAACACTGGCGACCAAGACCTATCAGGACTAGCACCTATCGCTAACCCTACCTTTACTGGAGAAGTTGGTATTGGCGGAGTAAACGTGTCTGAAACAGAGTTAGGTATCCTAGAGGGGGCAACGCTTACCACCGCAGAACTAAACTACGTAGACGGGGTAACTAGTTCTATACAGACACAAATAGATGCAACTGTGAAAACAACAGGTGCTCAATCTGTAGCAGGTGTAAAAACATTTTCAGCGTTTCCAGTAACTCCAAGTTCAGACCCCACAACTGATTATCAGGTTGCTACTAAGAAGTATGTCGACGATAATGCAGGCGGGGCACCTGAGACAATAAGTTTTGGTGCAATAAATGGAGCTGGTAATTCAAACATGAGGATGGTATACCAAGACAGCTTGAATGTAATAATGTATAACGCAACGACTCTTAACTATATGAACGCTGTTGACCCAGAGGGAGGTGAGTCAAGAGCTGTTTCTTCCGACTTGTCGGGAGTTAGTACGCTGGCTTCTGGGATTGTGGTGTTGGGTGATTATATTTACCTTAATGCTAAAGTTTCTGACAGTCCTGATGTGCAAAAAGTTTTAAGATATAGCCGTACGGACTTGGCCTCTGGTTCAACAGACATGTCGTTTAGCGGTAGTACAGTCATGGTTGATAGTGAAAACCAACCACACATGACATCAGACGGAACAAACTTTTACTTTATGTATGATGCAGGTAATTCATCAAACACATACGAAGTAGCAAAGTATACGGTGTCAGGAACCACCTTTACATATGTGTCTACAATTACACTAGGTTCAGCAGCTTTAGAGTGTATCGTGGCTTTTGCCAACGGTGATTTTATCGGCATAGATGGTGGGAATGTTCTACGTAAATATAATTCAAGTGGTGTTCAACAATATGTTGGAGGAGCACAGGTAACAAGGGATAGTCAGATTATGAACACTTTGGATTCTTTGTACCTTACAACTGCGGGAGATACTAATACGTGGCGTAAAACTCCTAAGTAAAAAACAAAATGCTTAAAACAAATACTACAGTGTAGTTTTATATTTAAACACCTTACATGAAGCCGCACTTCTCAGACCTCACCACCGGACAGCAAGCCAACTTTGGTGATGGCTGTTCTTGGGTTCCTGACTTTCAGTTCACCGCTAACTGCCGACAGCATGACTTTAACTACTACAGGGCTTGCTCGTTAAAAGACAAACTCAAAGCAGACTGGGATGGAGGGGGAGGAACTGCTTTTATTCCAAAAGTGGCAATGATTAACTAACATGACCCCACTAATCCCATCAGGTAGACACTGGATAACGACAGAAGACCAACCGTTTACTCTAACTGACGGGACGGTTATCCTCGTACCGCTAGGTTATCAGTTTGATGGTCACTCTATTCCTAGTATATTCCGCCCTTGGGTAAATCCCTTTAGCTACGATATGTATGCTGCCTTGTACCACGACTACTGCTACGAGTTTAATATTGGCACCCGTAAACAGGTAGACTTTGAGTACTTGCAGTTTATGCAACAACTGGGCACAGGAGTAATCAGGCGATACACGTTCTACTACTTTGTACGCCTTGTTAGTTGGTTGTTTTGGTAGCATGGTATAATATACGTATGATTAAAGCACTCAAATCAAGAACTGTCTGGGTTATCCTACTTACATTTGTTGTAGGTGGCACAGAAGCTATCGCACCGTTCCTACCACCAGCTGTGGTTACTACACTATTAGGAGTACTCAGCACTTTAGCTGTAGTGTTCAAACTGAATCCCTCGCAAGAGTACTAGAGTATGGCGCAGAGCGGATACACAGTAAAGGAGCTGGTTCAAGAACTGCGCTTAGAGAGTAGACAGAGTGTGGCTACCCAAGCGGCTATGTTGAACTCCCTAGAGAACATAGACCGACACTTGACCCAACTCAACAGTAAGGTTGCAACCCACGAAAAGAAGATAAACAACCTTGGCACCTTTCAAACCAAAGTAATGACCGTCTGGGGTGTATCCATCGCGGTAGTGACCACAGTAATTGCACGAGTAATATAATGAGAACACTAATACAACTTGATTTAAAGATAGATAAAGATGAATGTCTTGCCCTTTTAGATGACTACGCTGACTTTATGAAGACCCACACCGGCATTGAGTGTGTGTTTTATGTAGAACGCAAAGACTTCTCCCAAGTATCCACTCACGTAGAGGCAGATGGAGACATCAAACCGACACCAGCCTATCGTACAGCTCTTATGAAAGACGTACACAACCGTTACCGAGATTACGGTACAGACAATGTAGTTATGTGGGTACACGAGGACAACTTTCTTTACAAAGGTATCTGGGGTCAGAACTGGAGCTATATTTATCACAAGTTTTCCCTACAGCTAAGCCGCTGGGATAAAGACAACCCAGCCAACACCTTTGGTACGCTAAACCACGAAATCATGCACTCGTTTGATGCGGTGGTATCCAAGGAATTAGGCATTGACCTCAATAAAATACTAGGACTAAACTACGACAAGTTCATTGTTCACGGTGGCCGACCAGACAAAGTAAATACAACCGAGTGGAAGTACGTGCGCTACCAAGAGAACACCAAAGCCTTACAAATTATTGCGCCCTACCTACGACAAGCCTACGCCGTGCGTAAAGAGAAACACGACAAGGATATTGGGCTAATGAAGCAACTAGTTTTTTTGCTGACAAAGCTAGCAGGCTTGCTACAACTAGCTGTGGACAAGAAAAATCGCGCAGCTAAAAAGTAGTGTATAGTACCTAGCGGTGGGGGAGTTCCGCGACGTAACCCACTCCATAACAGGGGATTCAACAAACAGTTCGGCTGATACAGAGAAAGCACCATGAAAGTGGTGCTTTTTCTGTGCTACACTTATTACAAATGAGCAGCACACCTAAATATGAAGATGACAACTGGATGCGCTTTACTGACGACTCTACTGAAATGAATGAGGAGGTGGAAGACGAGGAAGACGTTGATGATTTAGACAGTCAAGACTACCAGCCGTACTCGCAGTATAGTGAGTATTAAGAAAAGCACCCTTGTCAGGTGCTTATTCTTTTATAGCGCGGCCATTACTTTCCGTTCATAGGAGCAGCTATCATAAGCAACTCCACTACTGTTTATTCCTCTTACACATGGCCCAGCATTGCCCTGATTCCAGATGCGTGCCACGTTGTCTTCGTCGTGACCTTGGTTAAAGTGTTGCTGAATCTTTTTTAGCGCCACATACCTCTCTGTCGCTGGGGTTTGCTCTGCGATGTACCCTAGAACAGTTTGTGACCAGTGTGCCCATGTGCCAGGCATGAACTGGAAGCATCCCCATTCGCCTGTTTTGCCCTTCTGAGCGCATTTACCGCCCGACTCGACACTTACTATGGCATCAGCCATTCGGTGTGCCCTCGGGCTTATTGAAAAGACGTTCTTGTCTCTTGAATACGGTCAATTTGGGTGTTCAGTTCTTCCTGTTCTAACTCGAACTGTAGTTTGTTGGATTGTTGTAGTTCAAGTAGTCGTGCTTGTTCTTGTTCATACTTAATTGTACTGCTTGCTTTACTACCTACAAGTAACATTTCCTCGGCGTCTAGTTCTTGGTTAATACGCTCCAACTCTAGGTTGGCTCGCTCAATCAAGTCTAGTTCCTCTTGTTCGTCCTGTACTTCTTCAATAACAGTTTCAGTCTTTACGTTGATCGCCTCTGTTGGTTCGTTCAAATATCCGATTAGTGTCATACCTCCAAGTACTGCACCCACAATCCCCACTAGGATTATGTTCTTCATATTGTTTTGTTTTATAAGCGTTGATTAACTAATACCGTGGAAGTCGAAACTAAACGGGTTGCTAGGTGCTTTTCCTAGTTAGTTAATTATACCAAATTTAGCTCTGTCTATTGCCGTTATCCCCAATTAGAACACACCGTTATCTCCCAACACATCCAAAGATATTTCAGGGATAGTCAACACTTCACCAAGGTAGTGGTCGTATAAAAAATACTGGTACGATTCCTCCAAGTCTGCAAATGCTACATCTACTAGGAGTGTCCCGTCCTTCTTAGCTCTAGCTACGTGTTCTAACACTAGGCAGTCTAAATACTTCCGTTGGGGAGCTGATATGTCTACACCCCGGTCTTTACAAATAGTATCTACTCCCCATCTTCCTAGTGTGTCAGTTGTCATGTTGCCCCACTATAGCACGTAGTTGTTGCGTATTTTGCAACTGCTGGGGATAACTGGCACGAACTAAATATCAAACCCCTCGCGGTTGTAGCCGTTATCGAGGGGTTCTGTATGACGCTTGCGCTATTTCTATTGCAGAGGGCGGTGGTCTTCGTTGCAACCACGGGTATTTAAGTAGTGCTGTAGTACAGACTCAACACACTACCGAGCCAGCTTACCTACTACAATAGTCTACTGGCTTGTGCGGATATTGTACCATAAGAAAACCGCCCTAATGAAAGGGCGGCTGTAGTTCAGGCTTCGATTTCGCCAAACCGCCAGACGGTGATGTAGCCACCCTCTTTGAGTGTCTGCCGAACAAAGACTGGTTCACCATGTTGAGTGAAGACCGTGTAGAAAGTGCCATCGCCACGGTCAAACATATAACAGCGACCAGACTGGCCAGACTCGCTGTCTGAGCAAGGTGAATCAATCACCAAGGGATAGTTGTCCCGTATGGTGTTAGGCTCCTCAGCCTTTATCGTAGTACCCCACAGAGCGAGGCACAGGGCGATTAAGATTCTCATCGTCTTTCCTTTCCTGTTTGAGTTTGCAGCGTAGGCCACAAAACATATGGTCGTTGTATTCGAGCATGTTCTCCTCGAACTCTTTCTTCCCGCATATCAAGCAGGAGTGGATTGTGAACCGACGGCTACCCATAGAGTTGCACCACCAGTTTTTTGAGATAGTCCTCCTGCAAGCAGCTTTGCCCACAGTATTGGTGGGTTACTGCCTCCTTACCGTTCCAGACGGCCTTGGGGACTGACACACTTACGTGATGTACTTTCCCACAGTTGGCACAGGTTACTGTTTCCATTTCACGCTCCTTTCTGAGCTGTTGTAGTATCCATTCATGGTATCTCATTACGTTTCCTCCAGTAGGAAAGTTAGTAATATCGAGAAGTAGAAACGTCTCGGGATACGACCCAGCGGTATTCGTAACTCAAGTGCATTATGGCAACGCCGACAAAGCAAAAAGATATGCTTGTTTTGGTTCCTACCATAAATACGTTTGGGCAGAATGTGGTGTCTTGTCATGGGTTTTAATTCATGACACTTAGGACACTCACATTCCTTTTTTCGCTTGGCCATGCCTTCTCCTTTGCAGTAGGTAGTTCAGACGAACATGCTCACGTTGAGAATGTATCACCCGAAACAGTAGGTTGATGAGTACCTCTAGGGCGAGCCAGAGGCCGCCCCAGAGTCTAGCGTTTACGTGGACACGATAGCAAAACAGTTCGTTTTCACCGCCTGTCCATCGGTTTATCCGACAACTAACGGCAATCTTATTCACTGTCCTCTCCTGTTGTCAGGTAGCGGTAATGAGCACGTCGGTTGATTTCCTCATCCGACATCCACAGGTTAAACAGAGTTTCAGCGTCTTTACATGACTGTGAGCAAACTGCTTTGTGTTGTAGGTCGTCGAAAGTGTCTTGCACCTTAACAAAGGCGTCGCACCATATACACACTGTGGTCTTCATGGTAGTCTCCTTTCTTTGTCAAAGGGCTTCTAACTGAATTATAACAGACAACCTTCATAATAAATTCATCAGTTGGGGATAAAACCAAAAGGCCACACGTTATGTGTGACCCTATGGTAGTGACAGCTTCCACACTGTCGTCGGATGTAGATTCTATTGTGTTTTAAGAACTCCTAGCTCGTGTGCTGTGCTTGACAGGCGCTCCCTTGTCGAGATAAAGGTTAGCACACCATACGGTGACTTAATACATCATACGCCTGTTAAACACACCACTACTGGGTTACTAACACTATACACTACTAAGCGGAGCAAGACTCACACTCTGCCATGTTGTTGTGGATAACTGGCAGCACCTCTATACCGTAACCCTCCAACCCTCGGTACTTGTCTAGCTGGTCCTGGGTCTGTATGTCCCGTATCACGTAGTTAGTTGTTTCTTCTGAGGTGATTTTGATACGGTTGCCGATGAACATAAAAGTAAATTAAGATTGAACTTACAATTATAGCACTATCACATGCTTCCAGCTTTCGCGGTACACTATCTTAGTAAGAATAGGTTTTGTTAAATGCGGGTAGTCAATTAACAATCTTTTTATACTATGGTGGTTTGTATGTTCGTGCCTTATTTTAACAACCTCTTCCTCGTTAGTTCTAGCGTTTGGGTGATTCGAACCTTTAAAGTTTCTAGGTTTTATCAAACCTAATTTATACGCATGAACCATGTTTTGACTCTGCGTCACAACCTCAAGATTTCTAATTGTGTTGTTACTTTTGTCACCATCTTTATGGTTTACCTGCAAGTTATTTGTAGTCATATCTAACCAAGCCGCAGCTATCAACCTGTGAACGTAAAAGCTTTTAGATGTGTTGCTTACAGTTAAGTTAACTTCAAGATAACCATTTTTTTTAGTCTTAGGCTTTAAAACGTTTCCTCCTACTTTTCTTGTTTGTTTACCGAACTTTACAATTCCTAGAACCCTACGGATTTCCCCGTTTGTATTACATTCATAGTTTCCTCCTACTTGTGGTATTTGTTTCCATTTCATATACCCTCTAGTATACCCCATTATCAGAAACAAATAAAGACCCCCCTCCAAAGAGGGGGGTTTAAGTTTTACATCCAGTGTGTAAACCTTGCAAACTGGGCTTTGTCGCTGTGAATGAACATTTCTACAGCGGGCATGTTAAGAAACAGTTTCTGACTGTGCCAATCATCTGCTGGGGATGGAGAGCGTACAGTCTCCACATACATTTGATTAACTGCACCATTACCCGCCTTGATTACCGTCATAGATGAGTGGTCTTTTTCTACACCCATTTCGGTATTTAAGCCACGCTTACTCAGTGTTTTGTGATGCGTGTGACCTTGGTAGACGTACACTCGGTTGGTTTGAGCAAGGGCAAATCCTGCCTCTGCCTTTATTACGCCGAGCAGCTTTTCTTCTTTCGCCTCACCATGATGGAACATGATAAGACTGTCACCAAACACAAAGTACTTGCGGTGATGCTGTCCAATAGATGGAATAGCCGCATGTACTCGTGGGTGGTTGTGGAAGTATCGAGCGACCATCTGGCTAACGCTCCAGCCAGCTACCCGATCGTGGTTACTGTGTACGTGACACAGCCAGACGTTGTGATTGACGGCAAACCCTTCGATAGAACGGATATACATCTCAGTTGCCAGTAGCATCTGTGATTCGATAGACCCGTATACGTCTTGTGGTGTGCCACCAGTAGTCTTGGAGTTGTTAGCGTCAACGTGTACAACGTCGTTGCCCATTGGCAGCAAGATGTCAGTGACACCAAACGGCTTAGTGAGTCCAAACAATGCAGCTTGCCCTTCAAGGACTTGCTTAACGGCCATGTCAGGCGTATATTCGCGACCAGTACGTATCAGTTCACAATGTTTGCCGATATGTACATCGAAGCTCGCTGCAATCGCCAGTGTCTTTGTCGGTACAGGCGATTTCTTTATGCGAGGTGCAGCTTTAGATATTCGTTTCAAGAATTCTTCTTGGGACTTTTCCTCGATTTCCTTCGCTTCCTTGTTATAGAAAGCGATGGAAGAATCTTTGGTCTTGTCCCACCAGATGCCCCACTTCTCGAAGGGTAATCCGCGTTCTTCACATATTTGACGGAGCCTGTTGACATCCGCCCGAGTTGGTTCAGTCATTACAGCCTCCTGTGTTAATGAGCTTTCCTTCATAATTATACCACTATCAAAAAAGCTACTAAGATTGCGCTCAGTAGCTATTTTTCTAACTCGGTCATAGGGTTTATTGAAATGTTTTGCTATTTGCTGGCGGGTAAATAAGCCAGGGTTTGCTTTGACGTACGCTTCAATCTCGTCTTTATATGTGGACATACCACAACTATACCACCTCCGCTAGTTGTTTCTTGAGTTATTCACAGGTTCTTCATACATCTGGTTGACCGCACCGTTACCTAAAACCTGACCATATCATCGAGCTGACGGTACAAGTTTACAAGGTCGCCAGGGTCACACTCGATGGTGTGGTCGGCTACTATCTCTAACTGCTCTGTTTCGCTTACGTGGTCGCCTCCAGTGAGCAGGTCGGGGCGGGTGAGGCGGATGATGATGCCACCTTCTATCTTTATTGCCTCGGCTTCATTTAAGAAACGAACGTCATCGGTTACGGTATCTAGTTCAGGACATAAAGCCTGTGACCATTGCCCTGTCCAGTAATGCGGATTATCTTTACGCCTTACCTCTGTCCCGTAGTTAATCATTAAGGCACGCATGAGGGGTGGCTTCTTTATAAACAAGTCTTCGATTGCGCTTTCCATTCCGTTGTCCCAGTCTCTAGTGTAAGCAATTTCTTTCAGCAAATCAGGAAAGTTATCTTTTAGCTCCTGCACCAGTGCGTCTTTAAAGTTGTGACGGGCAAAGCCGTACTTGTCTTCTAAATACTTGGCGGCAGTACTCTTGCCTACTTGCTTAAATCCGACGATTCCGATTATCATAGTCCTAATTGTTTTAACTTTTCCTCCCAGTTAATTCTAAATTCTACTAAGCGCTCCTTGGCTGCGGCTATGTCTGAGGCCACATCCTTCCTCGTCACTTCAATCTTGGTTAGCTTCCGTTCTACGTCGCGGATCCTAGGGTCGTAGATTACAAAGTCTAAGTGAGTAAGGTCTTCGCACACTAAAAAGTAATTAACGACTTGCCATTTGTACTCCGGGGGAATACCTCCATCTAATATATACTTTACCACGGTTTCTGTCATAGGCGCCTTAACTTCAACCGCTCGTCGATACTTGTTGCTGGTCATAATAAGCCGGTCCGGAGATAGACCTAAATAAGGAAATTCATCACTGATGCAGAACCCTACCTCCTGTGTAGTGCGCTTGTACTTATGCTCGTAAGCCCAGACCGCAAACTCTTCATTGTCTGTCCCCCACTTCATCGCGGCATTTACAAAGATTTGTTTTGGTAAACCTGTCATCTGTTCTGCTATAAGCTCATTCATTAGCGTCTTTTGCACCACTTTACTACCCATTACACCTTTCAATCGAGTACCGGTAATCATGCCAATTCGCATCTTTAGCCACTGCTCAGTCCCCTGCTCTACGTTGATTATTCTCATCTGTTGATAGTAACATGCTGACCTCCCAACAGGTGCTATACTATCCACAGGTGCGGGATACGCACAATAAATAAACAATACATGACAAACGATTTCTCAAAATTCGAAACACAAGAACTTACTCGACCGATGGATGCTGCTTGGGGCAACGGCTTCGCAACATTCGAAAAGGTTGGTGATAAGTTCCAAGGTATCCTAAAAGATGCGTACTACCGAGCAGCAGAAGGGAAGTTTAAACACCAGCGAGGGTTCACACTAGAACTGGCTGACGGAACACTCAAGAATGTAGCTATCAAACGTGACCCGTACTTTGCTGTTCGTTCAACCAACGAAGTAAAGATTGGTGACTTGCTGTCAGTTGAGCTGACTGAACTGCGAGAACCAAAAGAAAAAGGAAACCATCCCGCTAAAATCTTTACTTTCACATCAGGCACACTTCCAGAAAATGCAGGCAACCCGACAGTGAAGGAACTAGAGGCGAAAGACATGAAGGCACTTGGAGTCGGAGACGAAGAAGAGGCACCAAAAGAAGACGTACCCTTTAACTAAGGTATAGAGATATAACAAAAGGCCACCTATCAGGTGGCCTTTTGTTATATCTTAAACTCGTATTTTATCACTCCACTATTCACCTCGCACGTCACGCTTCGCCCTTCGGCAACACAGACTATCGCGTCGGCGTCTCCAAGGTAAAAGAAGTCAAACGGATTCTTTTGACCCATGTCAGGTATCTTGTACGGCTTAAATATACCATTCTCAACTTGCTTCAAGGCAACAATCTGATGCTGTTTGAGCCTGCCACCTTTAATCTTTACCTCTAGTGCCCAGTTGCGATGCGCATGTAGCTTAACCAGCTTTGCTGCCACCAGGCTGTCCACCTTGGCTTCGATACGCTTATTCTTGCGTGGTAGTTCTGGTAGTGTCATAGCCCAACTCGAAAACCGAATCCTATTCCAAAAAAGAAAAATTCAAAGCCTGAGCATAAATCACAACTATGAAACATTATTCCTAATAAGAAAAATTCATTACCTTCTGTCCACTGATTAACTATTCTGGTTTGCATGTCGATGGGGGTTAAAGTCTTCTCCTGCCACCAGTGTATCATGGATGAGTTTGTCCCATTTACCACCAATCAGGTGAAAGTACAGCATCGGCTTGCCATGGTCGACAGACGTTAAGCGCCCCAGCATCTGCGTGTAGTCTATCTGGCGGTGGGCAGATGAGACAAACACCATACAACTAAACATATAGCCGTCCCAGCCCAAACCCATTTTGGCCTGCACAATTAGGTAGCAGTCAGAGGCCCCCTGCGCCTCGCGCTTCACCTTAGCTGCGTCCTTGGTCCTGCCGTCAAGTATAAATACTGGCCGGTCCTTCTTTAATTGCTTCGCTAGCGCATCGATCTGCTCAGTGTAGTGACACACGAGGATCACCTTACGAAACCCGTTACCAATCTGCCGTATCTCTGGTAGCTTCTTGCTCTGCTCATGTAGGTGGTCCTTGGTCCAGTGGTACTCCTCATCCTCCTCATAGGGGCGCTTACCTGTCTTAATAACTATTACCTCGTGTGTAACCGGGGGCAGGAAATCTACACAATCAGCTAATGAAACAATGTTAGCATGTTCAATTAGTATTTTGTTCGCTTCTCCTCTCCATCCATCTTTAGGGAACCACGCAGGGCGAGGTAGGAAGGGTTTGTATTCTAAATTATAAAAGCGTGACTGGTAGTTCTTCCATTCGCTGTACTTACCTAGATAGGTGAGTAGTGTGTGTAGCGACGCCGGGTCGTTAGTTAAAGGGGTGGCTGTTAGTAGCAGTATATGCATCTCAGGGAACTTTTTTACCAGACTATAAAAAGATTCAGCTAAAGCACTACGCTTTTTAGCGATGAAAAGAGGGGCAGCAAAGTTGTGAGCCTCATCCACAACAATAGCTGAAGGTTTCGTTGAGGTAATATACTTTATATGTTTCTTAAATTCCTCTTTAGAGTAGACCTTAGCGTCTGGGCACAACTCCTCCCACTCAGTTTTATTGCTTTTAAGACAAACTACCACAACACTTCGATTCCTTATAGGGTGTTCGCTCCATAACTTTCCTGGCAATGATTTACCCGTTCGACATTCCCACATAAGAAAAGCCTTGTTTGGATTTTCCTCCATAAATCTTTGTTGGTGGGGTCTAAGTTTTAGGACTTTTTCTATTGGCATAACTTATTGAAGTATTGATAATATCTTCTATTTCCCAACCAGACTCGACTCGGTTCCTTATGGTTTGACGACTTGTATTTAGTCTCCTTGCCCAATCAGCGATTATCATTGTTTCGCCCTTATACGTCAAATATCTGCTTGTGCGGCGATTTTTAGCTTGCTCAGCCCACGTCGCCCACCTACAGTTCTCTTTAGAGTAGGGACCGTCGTTATCTATTCTCTCTAAAGTTGTGTTGTTCGGACCGTTTTCTTCTTGGTGTCGAACATAAGAATCGCACATGTCTTTTTTAAAGTCTAAATAATTAGTCCACAAAAACTTAATACCCCTAGCGCCATAGCGAGGGTAGTTAGGGTTTGTAGGATCTGTCACTCTGCACCTAGCGTTGTTAAACAAGGTAAAGAATTTTTCTTTTTTAGAGAGTCCTCCAGCTGAATGATTTGTCATGTGACAATACTAGCACATTTAATACACATTTTCTGGATGGCCGTAATTTGTCCATAATTCTTCATTCATGTGCATGTCAGCCAACTCCTTAGCTGTCATGTCATCTTCGTTAATTTGTGGGTAGCTCATAAAACTGTTATTAAGTGGAATTCTGTACGACCGTCTTCTCTTGTTTTCATACAAAAGATGAAGATAAATCCCATCAATTCTTTAATGATTCTTTTTCCGTCTCTCTCAACTGACTGAGGTTTATGGTGCATCTGCGTGTTGTACACCTTGCGATTCAGTTTAGGTGAGTCTGAATCGGGTCGCTCCAAAGCCTTGCGCACAAATTTACCCAACTTTCTATCAGATATACCAATGCGCTCGTCAATGCGGCTCTTGGCGTGGGGTGTTATAAGAATGTTACCAACTCTAATTGCCTTCATAAACTCAAACACTTGTTAATGAACCAGTCGTTCTTCTCGCCTAGCATCTTGAGCCACCACTCGTCGTCCAGGTTGTCCAAGGTGGTGCCCTTGTACTGACTACCGAAGTCTATCATGTAATGCCCTCTGGTTAGGCGCTCTTTAGTGCCATCCTCGAAGTACACATTGTTGTCGTCGCCAGCCTGCATGAACGCCCAGTTGTCGTCTGTTTCTTTTTTAGAGTAGATCATACGTCATCAATTAGTTTTAACTGGTCATAATCGGGTGGGTCTAAGCGCCGCACCACTTTGGCTATCTCCTTGTTGTGGATGTACCAGCGCTTCTGCCCGGCTGCATCTTCATCCTTGAGTCGGATAACGTCCAAGGCCTGCAAGTGGTCTAACCCTTTCTTAACGATACTCGTCTCTAGCCCCGTGCAGGCACTGATGTTGCGACTCGTTAGGGGCTTACCGCTGTCCTCTAGCCCGACTAGGTGACGCATATACGCCCGGCGCTTGTCGTTAGCTAGGCTCCAGCCAGTCCACTCTAGTGTGGCAATCAGCTCCTTTGTTAGCGGTCCTCGGTTCACTACCTGTAGCGCCTCGGCTATCTTGGTCAGCTGTTTCATCACACGGAACGGCATCTCTGGCTCCGGGAACTCATCAACAAAGCCAGAGCGCTCGTCAACGTGGACAGAGGTACGCATGAGGGTCGAGTGTTCACTGATGTTGGCAATGACTGCCTTTACCTCATCGGACAGCTCACAGTACTGCTTGTCGTCCTGCAACCGTTCAGCCAGAAACTCCTCTAGGATGACGGCTATTCGAGCATCCAGGTCCTTTGAGGTTAGGTTGTTGTTACTGATGAAGGCTACGGCCTTGTGCTTGTCAAAGGGTTTCATCCGGTAGTTAATAAACCGTTCACCCATGTCTGCTACCTCTGCGAAGTAGCGATAAATACTAGGGGTAGAGCCACTGATCATACCTAGATAGCCCTCCCATACCATCTCCTCCTTCCTGTTACCTGAGCTCTTGGCAAAGCGCCCGTCGTACAGCATACGGAACTGGGATAGAATCTCACCTCGCGCCTCGGCGTTCTTGCTAAACAACACAGTCAAGTCATCCATGGAGATGATACCGTGCGCGCCAATCCTCCCGAGCAATGAGTTCTCCGCACCAAGGGTACCCGACATAAGCGTGTTGGGTGTCATGTCGTCGATACGGGTGATGATTTTAGTGGCAGCAGCAAAGGGACGGATGATTTGACTCTTCCCGCCAGATGAAGGACCGATGAGAGTCAGCCACACTGGGTCGCCTAGCTTCATGCTGTTGGCAATAATCGAGGCACACACCACATCAACAATACCTTTGTCTTCGATGTAGAGCAGCTGACCGAGCTGCTCGTGTAGTTCGTCGCGCGTCATATAATAGCTTTATTATGCCCGTACTTGATGTGATCCGATTGGCAGGAGAACAACTCCAGGTTTTCTATCCTGTTGTCATCTTTAATCTCATTCTTGTGGTGTACCACTTCTTTTTTTGTCAGGTACCTACCCAAAATCTCCTCCATAACCAGGCGGTGCTCTAAGACCGAGTTGCGTACACTCCTGAATGGGTGGTAGGGTGTATATATCTCAACATAACCCGCGCTGTGCTTCCTCTTCTCCACTAGAGGCCTTGGTAGCCACTCGTGACCCACTTCAAAAGTCCCTTCTTTATCCCTATTGCTACAGGTCTTACCACAGTAAATCCTGTTCCGGCTAGGAAATGATTTAAACTCCTTAGTGCATAGTTGGCAGGATTTAATCATACTAATTTATTTAGTTCCTTTACAGCCTCTACAAAACCCATGTTGTGTACGTGCATGTAAGCATCAATGCTGTCATAAGATTTGCCGCATTGTCCGAAACAATAAGAGCTGTTGGTCTTATTGTAGTAATGTAGGCTTCCTGAATCCTCGCTGTGCCACAGACACCTAGCCTTCCTGTCGTTGCCGAACTTGATGATATTGTCCATCGGGTAGTCCTTCGCGCGTAGTACGGCGTCAGTCTTGTCAGACGTGGGCACGGGTCGATTCGCGCGCTGGTGTGCCTCCTGTGCCTTTTCGATGTACTTCTCGTGAAAGATGGTCGGCAGCATAACAGCGTCACGCGACTGCTTGTCTGCTATCACCTCCTCGATTGATGCGTAGCTCTTAGCTGACTGCATGAGCGCTCGGAAGTCCTTGCCTAGCGCTACGTAGTCCGACACGTCCTTGACGCCGGTGATGTTAGGGAACAGGATGACCTTGGCGTCTGGGATGTACTTCAGGACCTTGACCATGCCCTCAGCCCCGGCTGCGTCGTTGTCGAAGCAGAGGTATACATCGTAGGGTGCGAGGGTAACAGCCCACTCTTCCTGGAAGCTCATCGCTCCACCAGTAGATGACACGGCTGGAATGTTCGCTGACCAGCAGACAAGGGTGTCGAGTTCTCCTTCTGTGATGACTACTGATTGCTTCAGTAGCGGCTGCGCTGTCGCTGGCTGCCCTTCGAGTAGCACATCGGCCCCATACAACGTCACCTTGCCACCGGCGTCATACAGGTACTTAGGCTTCATGTCTGACATTGGATCACGTCGGTACTTGCTATGCTCGTCGCTGTAAGGTATCTTGATGCACTCACCAATCTGCGGGTGGTCGTAGATACTAATATTAAAAAGGGCAATCACTTCGTCAGTGATGCCTCGGCGGTGCATGAAGTCAATCATGTGGTTACTTGGACTATTCGATTGCATACTGGAAGTTTACCACACACAAAACACCTCGCGCTGGGCGAGGTGTTGATAAGTGCGTTTGGACTAGGCTTTGCGCTTTAGATACTCGCGCACTGGCTTCCCGGTGCGAGGCGAGATGCGCAGGTCGACTCGTTCATCTTCCTCTTCCGCTTCTTCTAAGGCTTCCATCAATTCAGTCGTTGCCCTCAGGACAGACCCAAACTGAAACTCCAACATACTCATCCGCTGCTTTAAATCTTTATTGAACATACTATTTCTTTAAACTATTTATAATGTTATGGACACGTTGCCTAGACAGGCTGTGCTCATCCCCGATCGACTGCATGGACATGCCCTCGTCGAAGTATTGCTTGGCCATTTGTACGGCGCGCCCGGCTTGCCAGTCTTTGCGGATTTGCCGCTTGACTGGCGCTTGGCGCACCATGTCCCCGTATTTTTGTATTTCGTTTTCCATACGTTCTTAATGTAACTTATCTAGTAATTGGCGTCAACGGCTTTATCCCCAGGTGGGGTTTCATAGTTCTAATTTACTTAAAATGTTAAATAGCCACCTTGGACATTTAATCGGAAATGACCAACTAAAGTTTTCTTCTTGTATTCTAATTCGTATTTCTGTGACTTCCTTCCACTCTTTTTTGTTCATAACTCACACGTCATTACTTCCATTGGTAATAGCTCTAGCGGTACACAATTACTTATCATGTAGTTGTGCAGGGTACATAGGACGACTAGGGTTACTTTTGCTGTCATAGTTATTTAGTGGGTGGGGTTAGAACCTCAAGCTGGCTATCAGCTCTGTCCCGATAATTATAAATGTCTCTAGCAATTTTAGTCACATCACTGGATAATAAGTTGTTCATTATCGTACTGATTGCTTGGTATTTTTCTACTGCAGCTTCCCTAGCCCCTGCTTCACGTTCGGCGGTGAGAAGGTGAGTAAGTTTGTTTATAGGTAGTTGATAGTAAACTGTTCCATTCAATTCTGTCGGCTCTTTGTATTTTTCTATCTCAGCCTCCCAATCCCCCGCCACCACTGCTTCGGCTTTGACTAGTTCTAAAAAAGCTAGTAATTGAGCTTCATTAAAAGTAAACGACTGTAGAAAAGCATCAGCGTCTTGGTGGGTTGTTATTTCTGCACCAACTTCGATAAGGGCACTTCTCCAGTCCATCTTGTCTGTTAGTTGTGTCATAGGTGTTATAAGTTATTATTGTTACTGCGGTTTACCATAAGTTAGCGGTTACTTCCCCAGCTTACGTCTGATTTCTAATAACGCTGCCTTGGCTAGTTCTTTGGTCTGGTAAGTTCCTAGCAGGTCTATGCGAGCATGGTCGCATTGGTGGTTTTGCCAAATAGACGAGACAATTTGACCTAGTCCATCAATATACCAGTACGTCTCCCAAAGTGCAGGCTTCCACGCTGGTGTGTCCCAGGTGTAGCCCAAGTCTTTTAGACGAGGTTCATCGGAGGTGAAGCCATATTTATTCTTGTCGCCGTAATAAGAAATAAACAATATTTCTCCGCATACTTCGAGAATTTTCTGAGTTTCTCCATCTTGGTTTTTTATCAGGTAGCCTTTTTTTAATGTTGTCATAAGTTTACTATACACCTTTTAGCTGTTTACACTAGTGCGTTATCCCCAGTCGTGATCTGTAAAGCAATGTCCGACTCCCGTCTCAGTTTTTATTGTATAAAAATGGTTTCTGCTGTGAGTATAGGGTTATGACTCACCTGTGTAGTTCCTTTAGTCCCCGGGCTGGTGATTTTGACAAACAAAAAACCACCAATGTTAGTTGGTGGTTCTCTGACTCACTTCACGTCTCGCGTGGGTGGTTCTGCTTAACTCTATTCCTCTAGGTCTAAACTGTAGTTGGGTATCCCACAGGCTGTGAGGAACATTCGACGGTTGAAATTCTTGTTATCGGTTGCAAAATAATCCGCGAGTCCACGCGCTATACTTTGCGCGGTGTACATCTCCTCCTCAGTGTACATGTCGTAGCTTTTTAGAATGGCTGCTATAGCTTCGTAGTGTTTTTTAGTCATACTAGAAGTTAGCGATTACGATACTTGTAAGCATTGGCGCCATTAGTGGCGCTTCTAGGTTGATGTTTTCAACGTCTAACACTGTGGTACGTTCCTGTAACCATTCAAGTGCAGCTTGCTCATTTTTTTCTGCTATTTCTAGCAAGTCATCACCCTCAACACCCTCAACAGGCATATCTTCTGGTTGGTATTGCATCATTGCGTCCCATGCGTTGTCGTATTCTGTGAAATCACAACATACTGATATAACGTCTAACTCTGTCGGGTTGGTTTCGTCTTCTGTGTCTTCTAGGTAGTCGAAAATTGATTCAAGGGCGCCGTAGCTAAACGTGTCGCGTCTGTCCTCATAATTTCTAAACGCTTGCCTAAAATCGTATACGTTAATTGTCTTAATCATTTTTCTTTAGTTTATATGTAAGTAATGCAAACACCGCGCGGGTCGCCGTGTAAGGGGTCGCGTTTTGTTTGCTGCTAGGTTGTCAATGTGCTGGCGGGACGTTCCCACAATGGCCGACACAATACTGGATTGTGTGGGCTATGTAGTGGCGTTTTAGTCGATTTTGCCGTCAATAGTAAAGTCGTAGTCGTTGGCTTGTAATGACTCAATAACAGCGCAGTCGTTTGTTTGATACTCGTGTTCTGTCTCTAGGTTTCTATAGATATCGTTGCACTCTTCGATATACCAGCCAATACGGCCATTTTGTGAGTCACGATCAAAAAATGATTCATACCACGCTGTATACTCTTCTAGTAATTTCCCCTCAAGTTCCTCATTGCTTTGCATTTCTGTATAGTCTTCTATTGTTGTGCTATAAGCGTGCATGTACCTATCATTGTGAGTAATTCTAATGTTCACGTAGATATCACAATTGTTTATAGCTTTGACTAATGTTTTGTACTTTTTTAGTGTTTTATCTTTTTTTATAAACTCCAGCAGTCCGCCATTGTCTAATTCTGCGGTGAAGCACGCGCCGTCACCTTGACTACAAAAGCCTGAATATAGGATTTTGGGATCTTGAAATCCGTACGCTTCTAGTTTGGCGATTCTGTCATCTAATACCCACGAGTCCCAGTCATCGAAGTTTACATTTGTATCTCGATAGTTATCCAATGCTTTCTGCTGCTGTTCTTTTGTTAATTCGTCGTATTTGTATACGGTGTATGTTTTTGTTTGCATGTTATGCGGTGATTGCTAGTGCTACTAATGTACATACTACTGTGATCGCTGCAAAGATCGCTACGCCTTTGAGCCAGTAGACCCGCTGGTCATGCCGGTAGCCTGCCATTGCATGGCGCTTGGCTTTTTGTAGTCGGATGTTCTTGTGTGGTTTGTTGTTGATGTAATGAATCATATATATTGAATAGCTTTGTTACTGGCTATAAGGTAAATATACAGCATGTGTTACGCGTGTCAATAGGTAATCTGTATAACTGTGGACAATGCAAAAGCTGCACAAAAGCCGGCAACTGGTTGAAAGTGGCGCGCTGTGTTCGATTGTAAGCGCTTGATATGATGTATAATGATGGGAACTATGGCAAAAATGCAAGACTCAAAGCGTCGACGGCTCAAACCAATGCAGCTCGACTTTATCAAAAACTACACCAGCCCCTCAAGCGATACCTATAGTAACGCTGTGCAAAGTGCTGTGCGCGCTGGATATACTTTGTCGTATGCTCAAAGCCATGCGCATCGCCGGCTAGTCCCGTTGATTAGTGAGAAAATCAGCCAGAAGGAGAATCGCATCATCGCACAAGCTACTAAACATGAGAAGATGCTGGCAAAGGCTGAAGAAAACCTACAAAAGGACCTGGATATAACAGATGATGAAGGCCCTACGATGCGCGCGCTGCGCAATAAGACTACTACGTTTATAGCTGAGACTGTGGGCAAGGCTACGTTTTCCAAGCAAATGGCGCTTAATACGGTGCACGTGGCGCTAGTATCAGACAACACAGTACAAGCGCTCCAAGCTACGATGCGCGATGCGCTAGGCACTACACCACAAGGTGACACGCCTGTCTACACCATCGAGGATCAAGCAAGCGAGTAACATCTATTGACATACACACAATACACGGCTACATGCGCAATGTAGCCTTGTTTTTAACGCTATGTGCATGTTATACAACTGGGTATAATGCTTATTATACTCAGTTACTGTATAAACACGCCACGCCGCGCACCTCGCAACGGGGGTGGGGGGGGTGTTCTTTTTATTTTCTGGCGGCTAGATACTATATCCCTGCGCCAAAATATTCCCAATTTTTGAAAAGGTAATTTGACAAACGCGCTAAGGCATCGCGCAATATATAAAAAGCTCTTGACTTTTGAGTAAGGTTGCTATAAGATTAGAGGGTAACGCCAGATTGCTTGCAAGCCTGCAAGCGATATGGCGTACCGACCCTATATCTTATAGTTACTTTAACCCATATCCCCCACTAAACCTGTCGGATTTGGAGGGTTAAAGGGGCTATAAGACAGATTATAAAATATAAATCTACCAAATGAATAAAAAAAACGAAGATTCCTTAGAGGATTTTGACTTATTGGTGGCTCGCGCCTCTTTTTTAATGTATGAGATAAAGGAAATCGCTAAACAACGCGCCGCGATTATCCAAAGGATCACAGACTTGCTCATTAAGAATAATACCCAAAAGCTTACAGCCTCATCAGGTCAAGTTATAGTACTTAGAGATGTACCGGAAGTGGCTATGGCAGAACTCCCAGAAGAGGATAAACGTGTGCTAGAGGAATGGTGTAGAGAAAATAATCTAAGTACCATGAACTATCATAGGGTGATAAAAGCTATTGATGAGGGTCTAGTCCCACCAATTGATTTGAAGATGACCAAGAAGAAAGCCTTTTTTGGGACAGGTTCCAAACTTATTCCAGCTAGTATAGACATACACAAAGAATCAGAGAAAGCTATTACTATGAAATTTATGGAAGGGCGCAACGCACATATTAGAGAGCTGGCAGATGTTGGCTTGACGCAAAGTAAGATAGCCAAAATGTACCGGATTAGCAATCAGTACGTCGGACGTATAATAAAGAAGGAACGGGGGTATAAGAGACACAAGCAAATAGTGCTATAATTATAGGTAATATGTAACTACCAAGAGCAAACGATTAAGACACTTGTGGTAGTTCACAATGATCTATGGAAAAGCAAGACGTCTACACCGAAGGTATTACCCCCGAAAAGATTATCGAGTCAACGAGTTAGGAATCAAGTACAAGACGTGGTTCCACTACGGCAACGGGCATAGTGCAAAATATTATCGCAAGCAAGCCAACCGAAAGCTAAGAAGATACAAAGGAGATGTGTCAGATCACGGCTGGTATAAGAAGTTTGAGGAAGTCTGGTATCTGGTCTTTTAGATATAACTTATAAGTTATATGGGGACAACCTAACTACCAATACTCCCCCAGAGGTGTATAGTGAGAGGATATGAAAGAACAACTAAACTGCCCTTGCCCAGAAAGTAAAATGCTGCTAATAGAATACGGCTACCCCCACCCTGAACGCTACGACGGGATTAGCGAGATTA